CTGAAGCGTGTGTATCGTGACGATGTGGGGTACGTGGACATCAATAATGATTGCCAATACCAGATGTCCTACATGGCCCGCGACAAGCTGATCTTGGAGCTTGGAGACATCCTCTGGCACGTAGCGCTTGTCGCCAACAACCTTGGCTACTCCCTTGAGGCAGTGGCTGACCTGAATCTCCAGAAGCTTGAGTCCCGCAAGCAGCGCGACATGATCAAGGGCAGTGGGGATGACCGCTGAGGGGCATCCAGACCTTTGGCTTTACTCCTTAGCGCTGGCGCTTCTGTTCATCCTCCTTTTAGGAATCATATGGAACGACACAAAAGGCTTCTAATCTCTTTCAGCGGCGGTGAAACATCCGCCTACATGGCCCAGTGGTGCCTTAAGAACCTAGAAGACTCCTACGATGACATCTGTGTGGTGTTCGCAAACACCGGACAAGAGAACGAGGAGACCTTGGAGTTTGCACACCAGTGCGACCAGCACTTCGGGCTTAACCTTGTGTGGGTAGAAGCGGAGATCCACCACGGTGTCAGAACAGGACCAACTGCACGGATTGTGACCTACGATACGGCATCCCGAAACGGGGAGCCCTTCGAAGAGATGATCAAGAAGTACGGTATCCCAAACCAGAAGTATCCTCACTGTACCCGCGCCCTGAAGCTGCGCCCCATTAGGGACTACGCTAAGAAGATTGGGTGGAAGAATTACGATACAGCCATTGGCATTCGTGCCGATGAGATAGATCGGATGTCTGGGGACGCCAAGCAGAACCAGATCATCTATCCACTTATCAAGCCGCATCCAATGACGAAGCCCCAGATCAACACTTGGTGGGACAAGCAGCCCTTCAGGCTACGTCTTAAGGGATACCAGGGTAACTGCAAGTGGTGCTGGAAGAAGTCCCTGCGTAAGCACCTAACGCTGATGGACGAGGACACCTCCATATTCGAGTTTCCCCAGCGCATGGAGGAGACCTATGGCCTGGTTGGTCCTGAGTTCTCCAAGGAGACAATCCCTGGATACCGAAGGACGTTCTTCAGAGGCAATAAGTCTACTCAAGACCTCCACGTTATGTATGTGAACCGCCCTGCTGACTTCGTTCCAGCAGCAGATGACGCCTCCGTCTACGTAGAAGAACTCGACGTAGGCGGCGGGTGTTCTGAAAGCTGCGAGGTGTTCTCTGATGAGGACAACCGCCAGGACAACTACGACCTAACCTAACACAATCGGAAACAGTATGCAGACTACCGACCACGAAGGCTCTGTCTTTCTGAGGCACGAAGCCTGCGACAACTGCGGATCAAGCGATGCAAACGGAGTTTACTCAGATGGACACACTCACTGCTTCTCCTGCGGAACTACTCGACCCGGAGACTCGGCGGGACATCACGATGAAGCTGACACTGGCCTCAATGGGAGCGCAGCAGGGAAGGCTGGAGGACGCCCGCTACTGGACGGACAGGGCGGCAAAGTCTCTGGCCGAGTTCAAGCAATCCCAAACCGTAGACTAGACGAGTCTACCTGTGCCCTGTGGGGCTATGAGATAGGCGAGTACAACGGCAAGCCCTGCCACATCGCCAACTACCGCGATGCTACGGGCAAGCCCATCGCCCAGAAGATACGTCTCGCCAACAAGGAGTTCACTTGGACAGGCTCATCGAAGGAGGTGGGCCTGTATGGTGAGTGGCTGTGGAACAAGGGGAAGCGTCTGGTCATCACTGAAGGTGAACTGGACGCCCTCTCCATGTCCCAGTGCATGGGCAACAAGTGGCCTGTGGTCTCAGTGCCTAACGGTGCCCAGGGTGCCACCAAGGCCATCAAGAAGCGCTACGACTACTTCCAGAACTTTGAGGAAGTCATCCTCATGTTCGACATGGATGAGCCGGGGCAGAAGGCCGCTGCTGAGTGTGCCGAACTGCTTCCGGTAGGCAAGGTCAAGATAGCCTCCCTGCCACTGAAAGATGCCAATGAGATGTTGGTGGCTGGACGGGCAGAGGAGCTTATGCAGGCCTTCTGGAATGCCAAGGCCTACCGCCCTGATGGACTGCTGACTACCCAAGACCTCAAGGACGCTATCCTCGTCGCAGATGAGAAGGGCCTCAGCTTTCCCTTCTCTGGCCTCAACGACAAGCTAGGGGGCATCTTCCCTGCTGCCCTCTACACTGTCACCTCAGGCTCTGGTCTGGGCAAGACCACCTTCATGCGTGAGTTGGCCTACCAGCTTCATGTGACCCACCAGAAGAAGGTGGGCATGCTGATGCTGGAGGAGACCACCAAGCGCACTGTCAGGTCCCTGGTGGGCCTGCACCTCAACAAGAACATCGACAGCGACCTGTCCAACACCTCGCCTGAGGAGATGGCAGGAGCATTCACTGAGCTATTCGGTGCGCGCGACATCGCACTCTACGACCACTTCGGGTCTACCGAGGTGGACAACATCCTAGCCCGCATTCGGTACATGGCCCGCGCCATGGACTGCACCCACATCGTCCTCGACCATCTCAGCATCCTCATATCTGGCCTCCAGATGGACGATGAGCGACGAATGATCGACGTAGCGATGACCAAGCTCCGCACCCTCGTCCAAGAGACAGGCATCACGCTGTTCCTTGTGTCCCACTTGAAGCGCCCTAGCGGCGACAAGGGGCACGAAGACGGCGCTGTGGTTGCCCTTGGCCAACTCCGTGGCTCCCATGCCATCGCACAGCTTTCTGACGCCGTCATAGGCCTCCAGAAGCCTCAGGATGACCCAATGGGAGACGCCACGGAACTGGTGGTCCTGAAGAACAGGTTCACCGGGGAGCGTGGGTCTGCGGGTGTGCTGCACTACTCAAGAGAAACCGGACGCCTCACTGAGAGCGTCTTCTAATAACGGGATAAGCAATGAAGACTCAGAAAGCATCTTACGCTGCCGACATGGAAGACATGGTCATCGCTGGCCTCAAGAAGGCAGCTACCACCATCCTGCACGTTCTGGACAAGGACACCGCCCGCGCACTCCAGGGCAACTCGGAGGTCATTGGTGACATCAATGTCAACCTCAGGACACTCGTAGCCATCAATGAAGTGCTGATCTACTACGGTGACGCTGGCGTGTTCGCTGAGATGGATAACCTGTGAGCCGCTACCTGTTCGACATTGAGTGCAACGGGTTCCTCGACACGGTCACCAAGCTGCACTCGCTGGTGCTGATGGACGTGGATACGGGTCTTATGACCTCCTTCTCATATCCTGGTGAATACGCTTCGCTGATCAATGGCGAGGTGGAGTTGCTGGAGACGGCTACAGAACTCATTGGTCACAACGTCATTGCGTTTGACCTCCCCGTCCTCCAGAAGCTCATGCCCAGCCTGAACATCACTGCGAAGGTCACAGACACCCTCGTCCTCTCTCGTCTACTCCACAGCGACCTGAAGGCCGAAGACGCTCCACGCCTCCAAGCCAAGACCATCACACCCAAGCTCTACGGCTCCCACAGCCTTGAAGCTTGGGGTGAACGTCTGGGCCTCCACAAGGGACAGTACGAAGGTGGGTTCGACTCTTGGAACCCTGAGATGCAGGCGTACTGCGAACAGGACGTTAGGGTGACCCTAGCCCTCTATCGCTACCTGAAGCCCGCCGAGTACTCCCAGCAAGCAATAGCTATCGAACATGACATGATGACACTCTGCGCCTCCATGGAGCGCGAGGGGTGGCCCTTCGATGTCAGGGGTGGCTTGGAACTCTATAGTCATCTCTCAGCCCGCAGGGAGGCCATCAAGACTGAGTTGCTCACACTGTTCCCACCGTGGGAAGTGGTGGACCGTGTGGTCACCTATAAGCGTCCTAACAAGAAGCTTGGGGTGGCTGCGGGTGACACCAAGACCTTCATGAAGACCGTCTACTTCAATCCAAGCAGCAGGCAGCATATCGCAAAGTGTTTGACTGACAAGTATGACTGGAAGCCCAAGGAGTTCACTGAGAATGGCCAACCACGTATTGACGATGAAGTCCTTAGTTCCCTCGTCTACCCAGAAGCAAAGGCGCTGGCAGAGTACTTCCTCATTGAGAAGCGTATCGGCCAGCTTGCTGAGGGGGACAATGCATGGCTGAAGCTTGAGCGCAAAGGACGCATCCATGGGCGATATAACCCAAATGGAACTGTCACAGGGCGCTGTACCCATCAGCAACCAAACATCGCTCAGGTTCCTAGCGTTAA